TAATATATAGTGTTAGGATTCTCTACATCTCCAGCAGCGAAGAATTGATTGTTACTCTGTAAAATATATTTACACCGCTTAACTCCAGTCAAATCTGCTGCAGGTTCGCCAGCACCTGGAGTATGTGGCGTCACTTCTTTACAGGTATCACCATCATACACAAGGTACTTAGCACCATCTACAATATATAACTTACCATCGTGTACAGTCCAGTCTATATTATCACTAGATAATTCACTGTACACCACAGTACCGTCCCACTTAACCAATTTTTTATTTGTGACAGCAAGTGGTATATTACCGTCTTGCCTACCAAAAACGAACAACCTACTTACAGGGGAAGATGAAATTGTTGCATGTTTAACAGTGCCTTTACGTGTAGCGAAACCACCACGATCAGAAAGGTCACAATTCAATGCTTCCATTAATTCTCTGTCATCTACAACATCTGGAATAGATGAATCGTTTAATCCACGGCGAAAATCAATATATTCGATTGGAATTAACCTAGCCATAGGGACCCCGCCTTAATGTCCATGGTAGATTTCTTTTATGTGTAGCTTTACGTTTCATAGCTTTTTCAAGTTCAGCACGTAACATTAAATAATCCTTCCAGAATGAAGTTTCGTTTTCTGGCTCTTCATCAGTCTGGTTGTATTTAGCTGCGCCATAAAATAATAAAATCGGTTGATAAGGTTCAGGTATTTCAGGCTCTTGGCTTAATGTAGTTATACGCTTAGGTAGTCTATAATACCATACAGTAAACGAAGCGCCCTCCGAAACCTTTATATCTCCAAGACACAATTCTATTTTCCCTGCAAATAATTTAAAACCTATATGTGTAAAATCATCTATAGTTAATCTCTCTAATATACGAGAGTTATTTTCGTTGTTAAACTTAATCATAATAATATTATCATCGACCAAATCCTTAGGAGCATCATAAATATTGTTATTCATTTCATACGGAATAGTAACAGTTGCTTCAATTCTTAATACAGGAGCAAGCTCTAATAAACAAGCATTAAAATAGTCGTACCATAACTGGTTATCTAACGTATAATCTAACTTACGATTACCTTGCTCAATTAATTCCTTTACATTCATAAGCTCACCCCCATTTATAAAAGTAGGAAAGTAGGACAGGGAGGATTACCCCTGTCCTATGGTTATCGGGCTTGGGCTATCTGGGTAGATGTAACTAACAATGTCCTTAAGACTTTTTAATCCCCTTCAAATCGTCGCTTACCTCTGTAATGGCTACGCCAAAAAGCTGACTTGCTTTAATATGTTGAATTTCCTGTTTATCGTCCGTAGAGTATTCACCATTCTCGAATTTAATCACACCCTTGCCAGAAGGATGTCCCATCATTAACCCTTTATATTTACATAAAAATGTTGCCATATTATCCCCTCCTATTAAATTAATGGGGCAGATTAAACTGCCCCATTTAAACTACTACACCACAGCTTCGTTAGCACCAATAATCAGCCCATGCTTTTTAGGAGATCTCAGTTCAAGCCCTGCTTCAGTGAGATACTCGTCCATAACGTAATCTGCATCAGGAGGCTGAATATTGGTATTAAGCATAGTGTCTCTACCTTTTAACGGTCTGTACTTAATATCTTCTTCGAGGTCGAGAATAATACCGTATTTACCGTATACAGATCCTTCTAACAGGGGGTGTTTGATTAGTTGAAGCTCGCCATGAGCGGAAATATACTGCATAACCTTAATACCGAAAGTTTCCTCCCCGACTACCGTACGGATTTTATCTCTACCAAAAGCATTGAAAATAGAGATTAACCGTGGAGAAGCAAAGCACACTTTTTTACTGGAACCATAACGAAACAGCGATTCAAAGAACTCCACTAGTAAACCTTCCGATAACTTACCATCAGAAGATACATCGAGGATGTTATCTGTATTAGCAGTCAAGAAGGAAATAACCCCACGAGTAGTCCTGCGGGGCTCGGAACCAGACAGATCTTCAGACCGTTCCCCAAACAGGAAGGCTCTTTCAATATCTACAGCGTGTTCGATGGCTTTCTTACGACGTTGATAAAGTCTGTCGGAGCCACCATACAACTCAGAGGCTTCCTGAGTTTTCGTCACTTTTACAGTGGTTCTCAAAATCTGAGTATAGTTGTAAACAGTCTCTACAATAGTTCCTTTGGCTTCAGGTGCTAGGCTACCTTCCTTATGTGCATTACCGATAATTACCAAAGGATCATCGTTTGCCAGCGACGCAGGGGCGGTCTCACCAATCCCACGCTTTACAGTAATGGTATTATTAACAGGATCTACAGAGGTAACTAACATAACTTCACCAGTACTTGGTACTTTTACAAGATCGTTGATATTATACAAAGATGCTCTGTCTACAACAATACTAGTGTCATTAGCACCATAACCGTTGGTATTATCCACAGCATCCCACTTAGGTTGAAGATCATCTTCAAACCAATAAAAGATCGGGTTGATGGTAGGTTTCTTAGCTAATTTACGAAGTAATACAGTTAAAGGTGCTTTATTAGGTTGTAATAGAGATATACGATCAGAAACATCAAGTTTCCTTCTAAGTTGGTTAATATTACCAGTATGTCTGAGCCCAATAGTTAATTCACTCATAATATCTCCCCCTTATTTTTAAATTTTGTTAAAAGAATATATTCCCTCCTTTAGTACCAGTATTAAAGATAGCATCGAGTAGTTCTTCTTCCTCCGACTTCTCCTTCTTTTGTACTTTAGCTTTTTGACCTTCAGCTACTGCCCTAGTTTTGCGGGCTTTGCTTTCGTAGGCTTCTTTTCTGCCTTCCTCTTTAGCGAGGGAGACAGCTTTATCTGCGTACTCAGCCTTAGCCAGCGCATAGGCAGTAGTGATAGGATTTTTAACATTCCAGAGCTCTGGATTTTCAGCGAACACTTTGGCTAAATAAGGTGCTACCTGGTTAAAATCAGATTTAGTTGCTTTGAGCTTATTCAACTCAGTCTGCATATTTAGACTTTCCAATCTTGTCTGCATTGGTGCAACATAGTGCTTCAATGCTTGTTGTACAGCCTGCTGTATCATCACACTCAACGCTTTTCGTGGATCACTATTCATTAATTCCTGTAGTTGTTGAGAATTAACATCCTCTTGTTGTTGCTGGTTTTTAACCATTGATTGTTGTCTAAGTTTAACCAACTCATCAAATACAGCTTTATCATCTTGTTTACTCATTGACAGGAAGGCTTGTTCCATTTCTTCTGGACTCTTAAACCTACCTGCCCATAACTTCTGTGGCTCGCTACCAGAAACATCACTGTCTTCGGGTTGATTACTATCTTCGATACCGTCTTCTGTAACATCTGTAACACCGCTTGTATCTTCTACATCTTCACTAAAATCGTCGCTGAAAATACTATCAAACTCACTGCTGTTATCGAGATCATCTACAACAATATCAGGTTCATTAACAAATAAACTCATCCTACTTTCTACCTCCTAATTTTTTCTTTCTTTTTTCTTCTTACTTTTGCCATTCTTACAAGCTAATTTTTTAACTTTATCTTTCAGCATTTTGCGATACTCCTTTTCTGTCAAATACATACCTAAGCTACCCTTCATCTTTCTTCCAACTTTCTACCTTACGAAATATAGACTCAATCATGCTTACCTGTCCTTGTAATTTCCTTACATGATCCATATCAGATGTGCGTATTAACTGCGTGATATAACCCTCCCGTTTTTCATGAAGCCATTTCTCTAATATTTCCCACCCCTTTGTTTCCGTCATTTCTTCGATATATGCTTTAATTAAATTATCGTCCAAAATTTACCCCTCCTCCCATCAACTGCTGAGCAGTAGGAAGAATAGGTTGCTGCTCAAATGCTGCCTGCGTCTGTTGTGGTTGTCTAACAATAATCCGGTCTGTATCTTTAATATCAGCAACTTCCAATATACGTTTAAGGAATGCAGCTTGATCAATATAAGGACTGTCTTTAATATTAGAATACAGATTAAGTAATTGAGTCAACCGATTATCCTTATTAACAATAGGTTCCACAGTAGAACCAATCGGCATGACATCAAATTCGCCTGCAATATCCTCAGGTGTTACTGTCTGGAAATAAACACCGTCTTCACCAAGAATCCTAATAACTCTCTCACGGTCTATAAATTGCTGGTTTAATTGGATTAACATTAAACCTAATCGCCTTAATCCCATGTCCTCCATTAAACGGACTTTCATTTTAAAACGTTCATTAGCTGCGTTTGACAAAATAGAGGCAGTTGTAGCAGTCTCCCGCCTATCCGTAGTCTCACCCCGTGCATATTCGTAAACCCCCATAGTGCGATCAATATCACGTTTAATCTCAGCTTCTTCTTTATAAGCAGAAGAAGTTACATCTGCCACCTCAAGAGGTTCTATCTCCTCCATATCGTCAACTGGAATAATTCCACCTGGACGTGATACTAAATGTTCCGGATTAATGTCAGCGCCACGTAACACTTTCCACATTCTGTTAATAATTAAATTAACGTTATCCATCCGTTGATTGCGTGTGTCATTCAATTCGTATTGTAAATATTCAATAGGTTCAATTTCACCTATACCATATAACTCATGTGGTACTAGGTGGTCTACAATACGAATGAATGGTTTCTTACAGTGCCAATATGGGTTTTCTTCGTTTCTGATAATTTGCGAACGGTTAGCTACCACTATTACACGGTCATCTGTCCAATACTCAAGTAATTCAATACGGTCATCTTGCTTTTTCGTACGTGACAATCCTACTGCGTCTAAACGTGCATCAGCACTTATTTCACTATCGCTAGTCATGTAAGTGCTTTCGATCCCTTCCAAATTTGTATACAACCCTGCAGCAGCTTGTTTCTTCAAGTATTCCTTAGTACGGTACACTCTGTGGATTACATACTCAGCGTCATCAATAGAAGTAGCTTCAGGGTCTATAAAAAGATCCCATAAATCAACGTGAACTACGTCAGGATCGTCATAAATGACAGTCTCAATTTCTTCTATTTTATTACCGATGGGTACACCAAATAGATTCATTCTACTAGAAGGTCGTTTAATCCAACGAGTCTCGTATCGCCACATTGTCTTTAAGAACGATGTACCGTACATTAACGCTTCTTTTATCCACATCGAAGCTACTTCAATAGTGTTAATACGTTGCGTTAACTGGTAATCTAACAATAATTCATGCATCTTTGCGGTCTCTACAGATGTTTGATTTACAGGGAGGACGCCTATATATGGGCGAGACGCAAAGATTGTTGCTATTATTCTAGGTAGCACAGTTTCAACAATACTGAATGTGTAAGGTATAAACAAATTGGCACCAGTGTCTTTTTTCTCTGTATAACTGCGATATAATTTATACCATCGTAACCATCTCTCTTCATACGGAGCACGAGCTAATCGTGCCGTTTCAAAATCCGTTATAATCTTATTTAATATATCTGCATCCTTCATGTTATCCCAATCCATCTCATCACCGCCTTAATACCCAGTAAATATATTTGCTGGCACATGTACGGTAGTAACATCTAATTTCTTTCGAGCTGGTTTGCGCATAATCTGCGGTATATAGGCTAAAGCATCTACTGTATCATCATGTTTACCAAGCGGAAACTCTAAAAGTTCTCTATGCATGTCACTATACCGTAAGTGTTCAGGCATAAAGAAAGCCCCGTTCTCAAACCAGGGCTGTAAACCTAATGCTCTGCGTTGTTTATCTTTATCTGCTTTAAGCTCAGCAAGCGGTAGGAACTTACCTCTTTTTCTCATCTCATCTTTTAAGAAATAAATCATTGCTTTCTGCCATGCAACAGATTCTACACCAACTTTCAACGGTTTATACTTATCATATAATTCAAAGATATGATCTGCTGTCTCTTGTGGAGTAAACCTACCTCTTCTATATTCAATCTCCCAGATTTGATTGTCGGGATCAACTGCAGCTACATTAACCACTGTATAATCAGCAGTTTCTTTTTGAGAAATAGCAAGGTCAACAGTAATGAAGTAATATAATCTCTTAGGTAACTCATCCGGAGTATACCATTTAAACCACTCTTCTTTAAATATAGCATTCTCTGAAGATAAAGGATTCAACATGTACTGGCTGTTAAAAATGTAAATTCCTTGCGCTCTCTTTAATTCTTCCAGTTTATTATACCCTAAACGTGATGGAAAGAACAACTTACCATTAGGTAAAATAGCAGGACGTATTAACTTTTCAAAACTATCATCTTCTATAATTTCAGAATACAGGTCGAACATATGGTACCTTGTACCGATGACAATTAAAATACCCCCTGGTTCTAACAGGGAGTATGCAAATCTATAGTGCTGTTTGGTTTTTTCTATCTGATCGTCTGTAGTAACGTTACGTTCAGA